TACGTTTTGCATGAATATTTGCGTATAAACCTTTTCCTGGCATTATCTTTTCATCCCTTTTAATCCGCGTAATCCAAAAGATGCAGCTATACTAGCATAAACTGCATATTGAAACCAACTAGGCGTGTTTGACAAAGCATCAAAACCACGCTCAACATAAGGCTGGGTAAAAGGTATGAAGCACATAGCAATTATGACTATAAAAAGTATAGTCCATGCCTCATCTTTCCAGCTATTGTCACTAGCTTGGGCCATAATCTTTTCCCAGCCAGCTTCGTGTGTTGCAGCAGTCACCATAACTTGTGCCTCTGCCTCAGCTTTTGCCTTAGCGACAACACCTTTGGCCTTTGTCTGTTCGACCTTGGACTCCATCCAAGAACCAGCCAAAGATGCAATAGGGCCAATCAATGCCTGTATCATTACTTAGCCCCTACTATAAGTTTTATTCTTGCTATCTCAATCTCTAAATCATGCACCCTGGTCACAGTATCTTTCACGCTTTTAGGAGGCTCAAAGTTATCAATCCAGTTGTCGTTTTCCTCAACCTCCTCCATCACAAGGTCAAGGTTATGCTCAAGAAAACTAATACGTTCTGTTAGCCCAAAATAAACCCATACCGATACTGCCGTAAAAGCAATCATGCTGATAAGATTCCGCAATGGAATAGTTATTTCACTTGCTTCGTTTAACTTTGTTGCCGCCTGTTTCATTTTGATTCACTCCCGCACCAAACCGCAAAAGCACCCGTTGCTGCGCCAACAATCGTGCTAACAAAAGCTGTTTGCTGGGTAGTCGCAGATGTACCGAGGCCCATGAACCAGTCACATACGTTCCAAGCCATAAGAGTAAACGCCAACATCATCAAACGCGGTATTATCTTATACTCTGTAAGTGCTTTATCCATCTCTATGCCCTCTTACTGTCGCCAGCGCCTTATTAAACGAATAAAGTTCCGCTTTAGGTTCATCAAAAAACTTGGGCGACATGCGCTTCGACTTTTGTAGCACCTGTTGAACGGGCATGAACAACGCTTTGCGGTGTTGATAGCCGATAAGGCATAAAATGTCATAGTCTGCCACACTCCCAAGAGTTTTATTCTTTTGTCCATGACCAAACTGAAAGTGGTACACCGGAAGCCTAGCATCTTTTTCGCCAGATAACTTCGCAGTCTTAACTTGTATCCTGATATATTCATCTGACTTCCACGCTATTAGGTCAACTTTATCTTGTTGGCACATGGATACTCGCCAGCCTAATGATAACACAACACCGGCCGCATAGTATTCCCCTATTAAGCCAGTGGTTGTTTCACTCATGCAAAGCCTATTGCAGACGCTGATGAAATCATAACGGCTATAAACAGTCCTAAGACAACAGCACAAAGGGCAATCACACCTGCGCCTACCTTCATGTTTTCAATCATTTCCGCATGCCTTTCCATTTCCATTCTTCGCGCCCTGGCCCTTGCTTCCTTCTGTTCTTTTAAAGCTTGATTGTGATGGTTTATAATCTCTTGCCAAGTGCTAGGTTGGTCTGCCGCCTTAGGCCATCGCATGTTTATCATGGTGGCGATTTGCTGCATTTCCTCGTTCAGCCGCTTTGCCTCAAGAACAGCATCAATAGAACCCTTGAAGCTAACATCACCAACACCCGCCTGCTTGTTACGTTCCTCGTTTAGTTTCTTTTGTGCTGAAAACAAAGTGCCTATCTGGTCGCCCAGTTCAGCCACAGATTGCACATCGTTCACCCGTGCCTTTATAAAAGCTATGGCATTTGAAGCGGCTGTTACGGCTGCTATTGCAGTGGTGATAGGCTCCATTACGACAGCATCCCTTTTTGCAAAGGCTTGCATTGCCATTTCTTTGGCATTAAACCATGAGTCATCTCGCCTATGTCTCGACTCATTTCTAAGGCGCGTTTTTCACAAGCGTCTATATTAAAATAAGGGCCTCTGGTGTCGTGAAATTCAATGCAATGCATAGGGTCTGCTATCGCGCAAGCTAATACAATAGCTTTAAACATCGCCCAGAATACGTTTTACTATACGTTTTACAGTATCCGTTTCGTAAATGCGTATGCAAATCCAAACGCCAGTAAACAAGGCTACAACGTCAGGAACCATTGCCATGTAGGCGGCGGCAGTTCCTGTGCCAGCAACTACGTCAACAATAACCTTGTTTTCTTCGTTCATGGTTCACCTATGCGTAGGGGCTGTCACCACAGCATGAAGGCCAAGCTGCTTTTAACTCATCAATTGTGGTTGCGCTGTTCCCAGCGGTAGGTGCGTCACGCAGTGCTTGCTTTGATGCCACGATTGCAGTGGTCGATGCGCTGGTTTCTTGCGCTTTCATAAAGTCTGTGTCCAACGCCTCTAATAATGGGGTGCGGGCCTCACGAACCTTATTAGCAAAAATCTCTTTTGCTTTTGCCAAGTCTTCGCTAATTACTGTGCCTGATAGTGACCAGGCACCACGAAAGTCACGGTTTGCTGGAACGGTAGCAGTTGAAGCGTCAATCTGATTACCGTCCTTATCTACGATGTAAGTTGCTACAGCCATTAGTTTCTCCTATGCGGCTAAGTTTAGTTCATCAGATATGCGCCAAGAATTGCGCCATTCTCTAGTCTGCGGTAACTGTTCCTTGCGGCATATTACCATAGTCGGGCGGTTGCCCTCATCCCAATTCTGCCAGACATGCTGTGGGCAGTCCTTCATAATGAGATATTCGATTGCTTCTTCTTCAGTCATTGCTGCGACAGGCTCAGTCTCATGCAGCAAGTAACCACGAGTGTGCTTCTTGAAGTCAGGCTGTGCCTCATCTTTTTCCAGTTCATGGTAAACCCACACTGGTGGTAAGATACCGCCCTGAAGCGCACACGCCATCCAGTTAGGGTCAGGCACAAGTATTTTGGCGCACTCATCTATCTTGTCCTCATAGACCACGCGATAATCAGACTGCACACCGTCAAGGTTTTCTTTAGCCCAGCATAGTCTGTCGAATAGCTTAGTGCCTTTGAACTGTGGTGTCTGGGTCACGCTAAGTCTCCAAATATTGCAACATGGTTATAACTTGCATCGTTAGCAGCAGAACCATTTGTGGTTCTAATTACTGTTGAACCTGTTGCTAAATCAGTAGTTTGTCTCGGAACAGCAATAGTTCCGTTGTTATCACTTTGACCGCCGACAGCGCAGTAATTGGCATTGTTAAAACTGTTCGTGTAAGAGATTGTGAAGATTCCTTCTCCACCATCTACCAATCCGGCGTGATTTAGGCTGTCACGGACTGCTACTGTTCCAGAGCCATTGAAGTCGACCCAATACTTTGCACTACCATTAACAACGAAATCGGTAGTTAGTGACCCTGCGGTTGAATGGGTCAATGTATCCGCTGCGATTGTACCAGCCATTATGCTAAATCCCCATGTGTTGTGCAAAGTGCCAAGAACAAGTCCAAAACACCCATGCCGCTGCTAGTGCTTATGCTGTAACCCCCCTGCCAACTTGTTGCAGATGTGGAGTAAACCACAGTGCTACTTGTTGGAAAAAGCCAATATGCAGTTGTAGCTGTAGAGGCTTGCCTACCAGCGTGACCAGCGGCAACGTAATCGTCATTGCCGAAACTATTTGTGTAATTTGTATTGGTAAGACCGTAACCAACATCTGTTAAACTTGCGATGTTTAGGCTGTCTCGCACAGTGTGGCTTGAAGACTGTTCAAAATTACACCAAGCCTTCGCCAAGCCCTGTTGAAGATTAGTCGTAGCCGTGCCACCCTCGCCGTAAATTACTATGCTGCCAGCCGCAGTTTTACCTGTGAGATTATCTACTAATATTTCACTCATGCTAAGTCTCCGTGTGATGAAATATAATTAGCCGACAAATCTACTCTAGCACCATTAGAACTACCGCTAGAACCGTAACCATAACTAGCGGATACAACTGATGCGCTTCTAGCCACACTACCATCCTCGCCTGTTGTAGCTGCACCGCCTCTGTTTGCCGCTACCCCATTTAAAACACCATCTGTAAATTCATCAAAAGCATCAGTTAAATTTATTTTGTTATCTACTGAGCTAAACGCATTTGTTAGATGTGACCTAAATTGGCCTGCCGAACTATCTGTTGTGCTAGATGAATTTAACGTAAACCCTAATACAGTTGCATTAACTGCATCATAAGCAAATAAATGTTTTGGCGCATTTTGCTTAGTCAACGCAACCGGACTGCTTCCATCCGATGCTACAATTGTATCTGCTTTTAATGTACTCATTTCCACCTCGGTCCTTCAAACCATGCCACTAGACTAACTCTTGTACCACTCTCAACAGGCTTGACTCTATGTTGCAGATAAGAAGGAAATACTAAAACTGTTCCTCGCTTATTAGATATAGCATAATCAGGGGTTTCTGTCTCTGCAAATTCAAACAGGCCCCCAGTGTAGTCTTCAGGCCCACTAAGCTGCACAGTTACAGACAGTTTTCTGTCATATGCCTTGTCTTGACCCCAGTTTATATCATGGTGCCAGCCGTAATGACCGGCCTCTGTTGCGTGATACTCTGTGTATTGAATGTCGCAGACATTTCGCACATCAAAACCAAAAGCGTTTCGATTGGCTTCGGCTACATAACTCCACAACAAATCCTTTACTTCATTGTCGTGCGTCAACCACTTGACCTTAGACCGCCGCACATCGTCATTCACATTGCTGCTTGCGAATATAGTCGCAGGGATTTCGGGCAGTGCGTCTGCCCTTTCTTTAATTAGCGCTAACTGATTATCAGATAAAGCACCACTCCATAGCTGCCAGTTTTGTCTCATACTATTGTCCAAGTTTCCCCTGAACCTACAGTCACAGTAACTCCACTGCCAATCGAAATTGGCCCCGCGCTCATTGCATTGTAGGTGTTGGTAATTGTGTGATTAGCCGTAACAGATTGTTTGTTTTCCCAGAATGGTTTGGCGCTACTGTTTGTAATGACCCCATCAAAAGTTCCGCTAAATGTTCCTGCCGGGCCTGTCGGCCCAGTCGGGCCGGTTGGCCCTGCCGAGCCTGCCGAACCAGTGGGTCCAGTTGGACCAGTACCCCCTGCCGAACCAGACGGCCCTGCCGGTCCTGCCGGGCCAGTCGGGCCAGTTCCACCATCATTGCCGTCAGCACCGGCAGGCCCAGTCGGGCCTGTTGGGCCAGTAGGCCCAGTCGGGCCTGCAACGGTACTATCCGCACCCGCAGGACCTGTTGGTCCTGTAGGACCGGTTGGACCGGCTGAACCATCGCTACCATCTGAACCAGCGGGTCCGGCTGGACCTGTTGGGCCTGTCGGTCCTGTAGGACCCGCCACTGTGCTGTCTGCACCGGCTGGGCCGGTAGGCCCTGTTGGCCCTGTTGGACCTGTCGAACCGTCATTTCCGTCTGCCCCTGCCGGACCTGTTGGCCCAGTGCTTCCCGCCGGTCCAGCGGGTCCAGTTGGCCCAGCCACTGTGCTATCTGCACCAGCGGGTCCAGTTGGCCCTGCCGGACCAGTTGAACCAGCCGGACCAGTGCTTCCCGCCGGACCTGTTGGGCCGGTAGGACCCGCAACAGAACTATCAGCCCCCGCAGGGCCGGTGGGTCCGGCTGGACCTGTTGGGCCTGTTGGGCCTGCGACTGTGCTGTCTGCGCCTGTCGGGCCTGTCGGGCCTGTCGGTCCGGTAGAACCTTGTGGGCCTGTCGGGCCGGTCGGCCCAGTTGGACCGGTGGCACCAGTGTCGCCTTTGTCACCAGTTCTCGCAAAAGTTATGATAACATCTTCGCTGTTTGTGAATGATGTAGCTGAACCGCTTACATACGAACAAGTGACTTTAAAATAACCTGTAGCTTCAGCGACTGCACTAATTGTAAGTAGTGCAAAATCATCCGCGTTAAGTCTGTTGGAAATCCTAAAGTGACCTTTAATGCTGCTTGTGCTGTCATCAATGGTTCGCAAAAACGACTGTATATCTGTGCTGTCATTGTCGGTATCGTCAATGAACATTAGTGTGGCTGATGAAAGGTTTGCGTGATTGAACCGAATCTTGCCAGCGCCAGGGTCAGAGTCTGTCGTGGTTGTGCTAAATGTATAATCGAATGTAGCGCCGCCAAAGTTGCCGTCAGGCCCAGTTGGACCGGTTGGGCCAGTGGGGCCGGTTGGGCCAGCTACCGTTGAATCTGCACCTGTAGGGCCGGTAGGTCCTGTTGGACCTGTCGAACCTGTTGGGCCTGTTGAGCCTGTTGGCCCGGTGTCACCCTGCACCCCTTGTGAACCAGTTGGCCCATCGGGTCCGGTTGGTCCAGTGGGGCCAGTCAATCCAGTTGGCCCAGTTGGGCCTGTTGGGCCTGTCGGTCCGGCTACTGTCGAGTCTGCGCCAGTGGGGCCGGTTGGGCCGGTTGGGCCGGTGGGTCCGGTAGGCCCTGTCGGTCCAGCCACTGTTGAGTCGGCACCTGTTGGACCAGTGCTTCCTGTTGGGCCTGTCGGGCCAGTGCTTCCTGTCGGACCAGTTGAACCTGTTGAGCCAGTCGGGCCAGTTGGACCGACAGCGCCAGTTGTGCCTCGCGGCAAAACAAAATCAAAAATTGCTACAGAACCTGTGCCTGCATTTGTGACTGACGCATCTGTTCCAGCGGGTGCCGTTGACACAGAACCAACAGACAAACTGCCAGCCTCCGGCGCACCTGTTGTTTCGTTGAAGCCTAAAATCTTACCTTTTAAATCTGCATTAGAAGGAAGTTCTATAGTTGTAGTGTCTGTTTCTTTTCTAACTAATCCACGGCCAACTTTCTCATCAATTTGCTGCATAGCTAGTGTTAATCTGTCTAGCGCGTTTTCATGCGTTTCCGCTGGGAAAGGGTCGTTAGCTGTATAATCTGTTGGCTGCGTAATAGACATGTTACGCTTTAGAAAAACAGTCTCCGTACTTGCGGGGGCAGACACAAATGTAACTGTGCCTCCAGAAGTCAGGCCAGCCCCAGCAACACTATAATGAGTTGTTAGCGACTGTACTGTTTCAACACCAGTGGTATTATTGACAACAATAACCCTAATATCAGCGTCTGATAAGATTTCAAACGTGTAACTAAACTCAACGGTACTTCCATTGCCTGAGTAACTGTTTGTAGTTGTGGTTGTGCTGACTGACATCTGTTATCCTAATTAAGCAATAGTTAAGTTACCGTTAAGAGTTAGCGTAACGCCAGTTGCAATTACCAAGCTAAAGAAACAACCAGCGTTGTCTCCCGCAGCAATCGTAACATTCGTGTCTAATTGTTGTTGGTGTACTCTAAATATATCCCCTTTGCCGCCAACCGCACCGACTGCGCCATTTTCCCCTTGGAAATAGGATGAAGTAAAAGATAAAGCGGAATCTAATTTTGCTTCTGTTATTGCGCCGTCAGCCACTTTTGCTGTTGTTATAGCGGCAGCATCTATTTGCGCTGTGTTTACAGTGCTTAATGTAGACAGGGCGGCAAGACCTAGTGTCGTTCTGGCTTGTGAAGCTGAAGTATCATCAAGCAAGGTTGCGGAAAATGGGGTAGTTACAACAGTGCTGGTTGTACCAGATGCCAATGATATATCGCCGTCAGCACCAAATGCTAGGTATTTATTAGCCCTTAATGACGCAATAGGCAACTCGCCAGAAAATGTATCAGTTTCATCAAACTTAATACCACGGTCTATCTGTTCTTGCTGTTGTTGCGCCATGAAGGTCAGCTTATCCAGTGCTTCTTCGTGGTCGTCAGCAGGGAACGGGTCGTTAGGTGTGTAGTCTGTAAGCTGGGTCAACCCGACAATACGCTTTATAACAACAGTCTCGCCTGATTGCGGTCTAAAATCTGTGACACTGTAGTTAGCGTCAGATGGATTGCCTGTGTTAAATTTAAACGTGACGTTGCCACCACTGGAGTTTTCCACGCCATCGACAATGTAAGCTGTATTCAAGGCTTCTACTGTTTCCGCACCAGTAGAGTCAACACGGCTAATTACTGTTAACTCGGCAGCATCAAATATTTTAAAGGTGTAAGCAAATACAGCAGTGCTTCCGTTACCGCTGTAGCTAACCTTTGTTGTTGTACTGCTAACTGTCATGCTAAACTCCTGGCCTATATATACAGTATTTTGGCTGTTTGCGAAAGGTTGTTAGAACCTTTGCGCA